CTAATCAAGCTGATCTAGAAGAGTGATTGTTTTGTCTTCCTCTGATTGTTGTTTGTGTTGGAGTAGGTGTGCATATGTGTCTTGTGTGATTGAAATGTTAGAATGTCCAAGCCTTTTTGAAGCATAACTGATGTCAACGCCACTGGATAGTAGGTAGGAAACGTGTGAGTGTCGTAAACCGTGCAATGATATAATATTTTCGAATCCTAGCGTTTTTTCTAATCGTTCAAGCCATCTATTAACAACACTTGGAGTTCTGCGGCCATCAAACAATTCGTTTGTAGCGTTCCAATGTTCTTTAGCATCAATGAATTTCTGATAGCTATCGAAAAAACGATTTGGCATAACAATTGTACGGTTTGACGTTTTTGTTTTAGGTGTTGTTACAGCACCAGACAATTGCTTTGTTTTGCTTACGGTAATTGTCCGTGCAGCTGAATCAATGTCATTTTTAGTGAGGGCCAATGCTTCACCAGCACGTAGCCCGGAAAGTGATATTAGATAGACCATAAAACCCGTTCGCCATGTGATGAGCTTCTCATCGCTTTCAATGTATTCGATTAATGTGGTGAGTTCATCTAGTTGCAAGAATTTTTCTGATGCATCTTTCGAATCAGAGCCTGGGATTGTGACTCCAAACGTGGGATCACTTTGAATTAAACCATCATGAAAAGCTTGATTGATAACTAGTCTCAGCAACCTATGACGTTTTGAAACAGTTTGTCTTTTCTTTCCGATTGCGTAATGGTTTAGGAATGATTGATACATCTGTCGTGTGATTTGGTCTAATGTTAAACCTGTAAAGTAAACGTCTACGACAAGCTTCTTTTCGAATCTCCACGATTCATGGGTGGCTTCTTTCATGCCGGTTTCTAGGTGTAGTTTTGCATATTCGTCAAAGTAGTCAGTAAAAAGAATTTGTGATCCTTTTTGTAGGGTTGGCTTGCCATGGTTGATAGAATACTCAGCCAACCAGGCCTCGGCTTCTTTCTTTGTTTTGAACCCGCGCTTTGATTTCTTGCGATATTTGCCGGAGGCGTCTTTAAATGAGAAGTCAGCACGCCAACCGTGTTCGGTTTTATATACTGCCATTAGTTTAAACCTAACCTTTATTTAGAAAATTTGGACAGTTTAAAGACATGTCCAGGTCGTGATATAATTACCTGTACGCAAAATAACAATGTATCTTTACGTGTTGTTTTTGATTTGCTACACGCACACTACTTGTTTGGCGACTGGGAGTGTGCGTGTTTTTTATTTATTAAGGGTATACAACGGTTGTACGCGGCTTCTTTTGGAGAATTGTTTTTCCAATATAAAGTTGCTCACCAAGACCGTTATCCTTTGAATCGTCGTACTTATAAACGGCAGTTTTTCCGTACTCATCCAAATCAACTCGAATTAACTTGCCGGCTTGTGACTTCCACATGTACATCATTCCACCATCAATTTCAGCTGAAGCATAAGCATAGGTTGCCTTTTGAATTGACTCAACGTCTTTTGTTCCAAAGTATTTCGCCTGTGAAAGAAGGTATTGACGCTTATTTGCTTTAGACGATTTTTTAGCAGCGTTTTTCTTTGTCACTTGCGCCTGAATACTTTTATCTTCACCACCAGTTAATTTACCCTTTGAAAAGTACAAATAACCGTATTTTTCGTATGTAAGCATTCCACCATCATCACGATCAGGCTTACCAAGAATTTGTTGAACCTGCTTTTTGGTCATTCCAAGCTTAACTTTTTTAATTTTAGATTTGGAAGATGCGCTAGCTACCGTAACAAAATAGTTGTTTCCGACTTGAGGGATAGCTTGCAAGGCAGTCGAACCCACTAAGACCGCCACAGCACCGATTCCAATATATTTAGTAAATAAATTCATATAACCCACTCCACACAGCTTTTAACGTCAATCAGCATTGGACGTACATTAAGCGTAGCAAAAAATACTCAGTTGAACAAAATGCGTTTAACGATTGGTTCAAAGTGCATTTGCAAACCAAGGTAATCCATGAATTCAACCCAGTTGCGTTGCTCTACTGGCACGTCACGGTATACGATGCGCGCAATCACTCGAATAGCCTGCGTATTGGCTGTTATTTCTTCTGTTTTTAAGAACAAGGGGGAGAACCGGTAATAAGGCTGAGCGTGAGCATCACCGTATATAATGTGAGATATTTCGTGTGCCAAACGGAACACGTAGTGATAACCTGTGGCAAAGTTGGGGTTCATCATTATCTGTCTAATGAACGGAAATGCAACGTCAGGTGATGCATCATTTCTTGTATCAATGTTGACTACGTCAATATCGTGTCTACGTGCCAAAGCTAGTAGTTCTTCTTTTATTTCATCTTCTGTCATTTATTCACCAAACATTAACTTAGCCATTTCATAAAATTTTAATTTCTGTTCATCTGTTAATTCTTTACCACCGAATGATACGGCAGGGCCAAGCTTGCTTAGCACTTCGTCTAGGTCGACAGGCATTTCATTATTAGAAGATTGGTGCATGTCATCTGTATTGCCTAATAGGTAGTCAATTGATACGCCAAGGGCTTCTGAAACTGCCGTTAGGTTTTTACCTGTTGGTGCACCAGTACGCTTCCATGTGTAGATTGTGGCATCTGAAACGCCGATTTTATCAGCTAGCTTTTTAATTGATAAACCGCGTAGTTTGGCGGTTTCGTACACTCTTTCGTAAAAGGTCATGAGGTCTCCTACATACTTTAACTAAAATATTTGAGTAAAACTGTTGACTTACTAAAATTATTTAGTTAAACTATGTTTTGTAAGTTGATAAGTTATTTACGCAAACAAAAACCAGGCCATAAATTCAGGGGGCAACCTGAATACAAACGGCTTTAAACGGGCTTTTTGAATGCTTATTTACGTGTATTATAATAGCTCAATAAATTTAGTTTGTAAACATATTTACTCAACTTATTTTACTAAAAATATTTAGGAGGTCACTTTATGACAAGTGATGTGAAGAACATCAAGCATCTAATGATTGATGCGAATGTTAATCAGGTAGGAATTGCTAAGCAATTCGGTTGGTCAAGCGGATATGTTTCACGATTGGTTCGTGGGGCGGAACTTGGGCCAGCGTCAGAAACGAATAAGGAATTGGTAATTGAATGGTTGGAGTTTAAAGCATCTAAGGAGGTTATGTAATGAACGAAGAGACACAACTAGTTGTAATGACTAACGGACAGGCAACGACAACATCACGAGAGGTAGCCAAGGTATTTGGAAGGGAACACCGAGACGTTTTAAAGGCTATTGATAACTTAACAAAGGACTTTGATGAGGGGGTGCGCAATTTTTCGCAGACCCCGATGTTCACCGAGGAAACTTATGTTCATTCACAAAACCACCAAGAATACCGACAAGTTCGAATGAACAAGGACGGCTTCACGTTGTTAGCAATGGGGTTCACAGGTTCCAAGGCAACACAATTTAAGCTGCGATACATTCAAGCATTTAATGAAATGGAAGAAACGTTGCGTAGCCAACCGGCCTTACCAACTAACCCGTTGGATCAGATTGTTTTGTTGGCGCAAGGAACGACGCAACTAAGCAAAGAAGTTGGCAAGTTAAAGAATAAGGTTGATGAGTTAGACGGTAATCAAGTTCTTAATTCAGCACGTTATGAGTACATCAGCAAGGCTGTAAGCGCCAAAGTGCGAGAGTATGCCAACGTTAACAACTTGAACTATAAGAAGGTTAATGGTGAGCTGCGACGCGATTTGAACCGACAAATCAATGAAGTTGCAGGCGTAAAAATTCGACGTGACTTGCGAGATAAGGACTTCGACACCGTAACGCAACTTATTAGCATTTGGACGCCAGCAGCAGCGACGATATACCAACTAAAGCAAATGGAATTGGAGGTTTAGTTATGGCGCGTTTTTCAGAAAGTGCAGCCACAATCGAAGAACTTGAGCAACGTCGAATAGTTGGCCAAGTTGGTGCAAGTCGATTATTCAATCATTCAGTGAATTGGTTTAAAGACCATCTACGTTTCTCAAAGAAGTTTATGCAAAACGTACCTAATAAGACACCTAACGCGTATAACCCAACTTACTTGGTGTCTGACTTATTGAGATTTCGCAAACTTAATGATTGGTGGTGAAAATGATGGATCAAACAACACTAGCAGTATTTTTCGGACTGATGTTTATGGGTGTCGCACTCATGGCTTTGATTGGTACAAGTGTTTATTACTTGTTCAAGGGAATTAAGCACATATGGTTGAAGCGATTAGGGCCAACTGTTTATTACTTGCTGACGGGCGATGCACAAGCGTTGCCACGCAGAAAGGGGGCAGCATGAAAGTCGGAGAATTTGTAAATCTGCAACAGATTCTCGCTTATAACAAGGTGCATAAAGTTGAGGCACGTTCACTACCGACTGGTGGTGTTCAACTGGGCATTCACGTTAAGAACCACATTGAGTGGGCAACAACACGAGAAGGTGTGTTCGACATCTTAAATAAATTGGAAGGTGGTAACTAAATGGATTTCAAAGGACCAATGGGAGTTGGTGATATTCACTATAATTTTGCAAAGCCTGCGAAGTTTGATGTTGAAGCAGAGAAGGAACGAATTCGCAAAAGTGCGGTTGAACGGCCTAATAAGTCATTGTCTGAATACGAAAGGCGGTATCTTCGATTTGCGAAATACCTATCAGATTACATGGTTGGAAAGACTGCTGACGAACGTGACGATCTAGTATCACAGGCAGGCCAAGTTTCGGGCCTATCATTCATTACTGCTAGTGATTCACGGTATCTCGGACGTTTTATCCGGGAACACAGCGAAGCTGAGTTAGAGGGCACACCCTTCAACAAGCCGAATATAACATCGGCGGTTGGTTACGAAGATAGGTATAAAACGTTCAAAAGGGCGATGGATTCTAAGCGACCTGAACAATCGTTTTCAGAGATTGCGACGCCGATTGCTAAACAGCTACGAATGAGCCTGGCATCGTTGTACAACGCAAAGTACAAGGGCCGATACGACAAGGAAAAGAAAAACGCCTAACGGGTGCAACCGTTAAGCGTTGGAGTAAATATTATTGACATCAAATTTACTCCTCCAGAATACCACAAGGAGGTATGCAATGAAAAATGAATTGCGATTAGAAGCGCAAAAACGTATGAATCGAGCATTTAAGGCGGAACAACGTGATAACAATGACGGAACTGTTTCGGAGTTTGAAACGGGCGTTGCTGACGTTTTGAACTGGGTGGCTGACCATGTTTGATGAACAAATTGATCCACCTGATGATGAAATGCCTTGGGGAGAAGATTTTGAAGGTGAAGAAGTAGTCCAAGGTACAGAAGGTTGGGACACAGATGAAGGATTTGTACCGGATGAAAAAGAAAAGCTGAAGTCCTATATGGAATTAGTTGGGAATCGGGCAATAGCGGAGGATTAAAATGTTGCGACGAAATGAATATAACCCAGCACCTGAACTAATGGAATCATTGGCAAAAGTGCAATTGAACATGGTGCAACCAACAAAGACTAAGTCAGGTCACTTTGGTAAGTATGCTGACTTGGCTGACATTGATAGCGCTGTACGATTAGCGATTAAGTCAGCTAGTGAGCCACTAGCTTACACGCAATCAATCAATACTGACATTGATTCGAATGGTAAGCGGATGGCGCAAATAGTGACAACGATTACCCACTCATCTGGTGAGTACATCGATGTGGAAGGCTTGCCTGTCGAATTTGGCACAACGCCACAACAGATGTTGGCCAATACAACTTATGCACGACGTGGAAGTCTAGCGGCTGCATTCGGAATTGTTGCTGATGATGACGACGACGGTGAGAACATCACGGCATTAAAGCAAGAGCAAATTAAACACGATAATGTTCGCAAGGCGATCATTGCTAAATTGAAGGAAGTTTTGAAATCAGTACCAAAAGAGAAGTTGGAGCAAGTGTTCGCTACTGGAGGTATGACTTCTAAAGACAATAACGATACGCAACTTAACAAGTTGTCAGCCGACAAAGCTTCATTGTTAGCAGGTGCTGCCATATTCGCTAAGAACGACGCTGGTATCGAGTAATGGATATTTGGGGGCGTATCACTAACATCAGCGGTAACAGAGTAACGATGTCGGTTGAAGATGCGCAAGAGTTGGCAACGTTGTCACTCTACACCTCAGAAGAACGACCACAGGCAGTTATTAGCATCGCTGATGAACGGAGTATTAGTCGTATACAACGCAAAAAAGCATATGCAATTATCGGTGAGATAGCGAAGTGGTCAGGATATACACCAGAAGAAGCCAAGGAGTGGATGAAATTCTACTACGAGGCAGAAACAGGTGATCAACATTTCTCGTTTGTTGATACAGATATGACAACAGCACGGAATTTCATATCATACCTGCTTGATTACGCAGTTAAGAACCACATACCGATGTCTAATAGCGGTTTGGCGTATATGGACGATGTAGAAGCTTATATGTATTCATCGTTGAGTCACCGAAGCTGTGTGGTGTGTGGACGACCTGCTGATGTTCACCACATCGACACTGTTGGAATGGGTAATGACCGAAATCTGGTAGACCACCGACAAAAGCATCTAATTGCATTATGCCGAGTTCACCACAATGAAGCACACAACATTGGGTGGCCAGCATTTGAACAGAAATATCACGTTAAGGGGATCAAGTTAGACCCTGAAACATTGCAACGTCTTGGAATAATGACATTTAAGCGTTTGGAGGAAATAGACAATGAATCACGTCTCGCTAATCGGTCGGCTCACTAAGGAACCAGAACTTAGGTACACCACGTCAGGTGCAGCAGTTGCATCAGGAACAATCACAGTTAACCGAGATTTTACGAACGCTAATGGGGAGCGTGAGAGTGACTTCATCAACTTTGTAATTTGGCGCAAGGCTGCCGAAAACTTTGTCAATATGACCGCTAAGGGGTCACAGGTTGGTTTGGAAGGTTCTTGGCAAACACGAAGCTATGAGAACCAACAAGGACAGCGTGTATACGTTTCTGAACTAGTAGTAAGTAACTTTACTTTAGTTGAAACAAAAGAGCAGACAGAGCAACGCAAGGGGCAATCAGCACAACAAGGTAATGGTGGGTTCAAGAGTACACCATCACAAAACAACTTCAATGGTCAGCAAGCACCACAGCAAGGTGGTTTCTCGCCTAATGATATGTACGGTAAAGATTTACCGCCGTTGAACGATGATGACCTTCCATTTTAAGGAGTGAACAATGGCAGAGAAACGATATTTTTGGTTGAAGTTGCAGCAAGACTTCTTCGGTCGTAAAGAAATTAAAATGTTACGTCGAATTGCTGGTGGCGATACCTACACGGTCATCTATCTGAAAATGCTTTTAAAAAGTTTACAGACTAACGGAAAGCTATATTACGAGGGTATCAGCAATGACTTTATCGAAGAGATTGCGCTAGATATTGATGAGGATTACGAAAACGTATCAGTTACGGTCAATTACCTTCGCAGTAAGGGGCTGTTAATCGATAGCGGTGTTGATGAGGTTGAGTTAACCAGTGTTAAGTCATTGGTTGGATCAGAAAGTTCTGGTGCTGAACGAAAGCGCCGGCAACGTGAGCGTGAACGAACATTAATTGAGACGAAGCGTGACAATGTCACGGGCCAGTCACGGTTGGGTCACGTAGAGATAGAGTTAGAGAAAGAGATAGATATAGAGAAAGAGCAAGAGGTAGAAACGCCGGCTATGCCGACCGACCTTTCAGTTCGTCAACAAATTATGCAAACAGTTGGTGAAAATGGCTTTTCAGATGTGCTTTCACCACACCAACTAGAATTATTGGTGGATTATGTTGAAGCTGACGGATTGAGTGTTGATGTTATTGCCAAAGCAATTGCTGATGCATCTGATAAGAACATTAGGAAGTTTAACTATATCAAAGCAATTCTAGAATCTAAGGTGAAGCAAGGAATTAAAACACTTGCTGATTGGAAAGTTTCGGAAGGTAAGCACCAACAAAAACAGGTGAATGATCAGGTGCCAGATTGGATGCGTGAACTTAACGACGAACTGGAGGGCAACTAATGAATACTACAAGCGATTGGGTGCGTGAGTTGCAACAACGTGGGTTAACACCTAAGACGTTGACACCAGAAGAGCGTGCTGAAAAAGAAAAGTCCGATGCTGAACGCATTACTAAAGCGTGGCAAGCACAAGAGCGCGTTAAATATCAGCGTATGAGCTTGTGGGGAGAGACAGAGACGCGTTCTTTTGAGTTTGAAGACTGGAACCCGCAAATGCAACGAAACGAGCAGACAGCGCGTGATATTGGCAATCAGGCATATGCAATGACAAAAGAGATGCGCAACGGACTGTTCAATGTGTTCCTGTTCGGTCGAGCTGGTGCTGGTAAAACATCGTTGGCATTGGCAATGATGAGCCGATTAAGCGATAGCTACACAACGATGTTCGTGTCGGTTGTTGAATGGCGCAACTTGAAATTTAAGTCATTCAAGGACAACAAGGTTGCTGAACGTCTGAACCTAACAGAGAAGTTCATGCGTGAAGTTGAAGTGTTGGTTCTTGATGATTTTGGAAAAGAGACACAGGCCGAAGCAAAAGAGACAGTATCGTCAATGCTATTTGAATTAGCAGACGCTAGAAGGGGTAAGGCGACGATTATCACGTCAAACGATGATTTGACCGGATTGGCGTTGAAATACGACCAGGCGGTCTTGTCACGGCTAATTACGAAGGATATTAAGCACATCATCACGACGAACAAGCTTGATGATGTCAGAAAGGTTTAATCATGAACGAAGAGAAGCAATATGTGAACCGTGGATACGCGGTCGTGGCGAATTTCATGGGTGAAACGCGTTACTGGAATGGTATGACCTACGATGAAGCGCAACAAGATTTCTTGGATAAGCAACATTATTTGGGAGAGATTGGGGTTAAGTCAGAAGACATCTGGATCGAGTACAACGGACAAAAGTTGCCACAAATGACGCGAGCGGAAGATTTGCCAGACGTGCCACATGAATTGGCAGAGGCAATCGCTAACGATTATCACGAGACACTAACTGGTTTCGTTAAGTGGCTGCGCTCGAAGCCGACTGACTGGTATTTAATTGGTCAGCCTGAATTGTTGGCTAGTGCGTATATGAATGGCCACTAAGCTGGTACAGACAACAAACAGCCAAGGGTGAAAGGACTGTGAGCCCGTATGGAGGAAATAAGATGATTATCATTAAGTGGCAAGAAGTGATCAATGGCAAGAAGAAGGATATTCACCAACACGTTGTGAACATGCAACTGGCCAATCAACTGCGTAACAGTAAGCGTAGCGAAGGAATTAATGCATGGATTGAGATGGAGGAGAAGTAATGACGCTGAACAATTTGAAGGACGTTTTTGAAAATCCGGATCAACTACCATTTTTCACGCCAATCTTGTTCAATACAATGGGCTTTTATGTGGGATATGTTCGTGTACCTGCTGACTTTCTCGTTAAGCTTGATGTAGCAACTGAACATTCATTAGTTAATTTCTCTCTAAAAGGTGTGGATTACCTAGACGAGGCATTCAATGGGTATACAGATAACGAAATTACATTTGGAAATGTAGCTAAAGATGGTTCTGTGATTTTTGGAATTGATGATAACCATGTCGTAGCGAAATTTTACGAAGGTATGGAACACGATACAGAAGCGTTAGCGGACTTTTTGAAGAGTATATATGAGAACCGTGAATTGTTGGAGGAGGACTAATGACTAAGTATGTAATTGATTTGCCGGAGGGCATGAAATTTATTGTTGGTAAAGGGTACGTGATGTTGTCCGAAAAGGAATTGTTGCGGATCCCGGTTGAAAATCTGCAAGAGTATATCGCACCGACCGTTGCAGAAAACGCACCTGTCGAAAAGCGTGTGATTGAGTTGCCAGCTGATTCAATTGCTTGGTTAGAGCGGATGAAATCAAATCTCGAAACTGTTGATGTGTATGACTTATTTAATAACGTACTAACCGATACTTCTGGGAGCTACGTATCTTACCAGTTGAATTTTAATAGCGAAACAGCGGCGTTAAACACGGTTGCTGAATGGGTGTTGGGACACGTTGAGTTTGTGCCAAAGAATGAACCTAGGTTTGTAGTTGAAGTTGACCGCCACGAATATATTTATGCGTCATTTATCGGAAGTGCTATCGGTAAGAAAACGGTTGATTTTTGGAAAATTCCGCAAGAAGTTACCGAAGAAGAAGCTGACGAACTCGTCGCTGGTCTAACTGCACTGAATGCACGAAAGGTGGAGGTGGACGAATGACACATGAACAATTATTCGAAGCACAGATGGTGCTTGGGAAAACAGCAGTAGATTCTGTTTTGGAAATTTTGCAAAGCGACAGTGTGAAGTCAGTTGAACAAAAGTTTGGTTTCTTTGAAGGTGATTCTAAGAACGAATGGAAGATGACAATCGAAAAGGTGGAAGAATAATGGCGATTGCAGGAATTAAACCAGAATATGAAATGAGGGCTTTAATTGAACACGCACCGGCTTATGTACCCCATGGCTTTGCTTTGTATCCAGAAGAACAGGTGCGCGATATTTTGATTAAATTTTCGAATGAATACATTCTGTTCATAGACGATGATACAGTTGAAGAAATCGTTGGTGAATTTATGGAAAGTGAGGATCATGCGTAAGTATTACTATTTCAAGGACAGGCGGGGCTACTTCAAACTCGCTTATACGCCAGAAGGCAAGCGCGTGATTGAACGGACGTGGAACAAGCAGCAAGCATATCGAACGAGTAGCAAGTGGCTCATCAAGCACATGGTCAGTAAGTGGTTAATTGGCTATTACTATTGGGTAGAAGAAGGATAAACAAAAAGCGCCAGACAGAAGTCCAGCGCCATGTAAAAGAATTTAAGGTAAGTTCATTTTAACATGGTTCGGAGGACGTAGGGAATGGCACTTTTACCAGCGGTGAATGAGAAGGCAACAAGAGAAGCGGTTCGGGAGTTTTTTGATAGTGAGTGGCCACGTATCGTGAACATGGCTGATATGGGATATGTTGATTTGAAGTCGGTTGAAATTTCAGACATGCCAAGTGCACGATCATTTGGTAATGCCAACGATGAGCGGTTCACAAACCACACTGACGCTGTGTACTACTACGATGCCGTTGTCCATGCCATCAAAGTCATGACACAGCCACACAGGCACTTCATGTGGTTGCGATACGTTCGCCACTTAGAATGGTTGCAAGTGGAAGCGCTGACTGGTTACAGCACACGGCGTGGCCAAGAGATTATCGATGAAGCATTTCTATTGTTCGCTGATAAGTTTGCCGATGTTTATGATTTAAGAGTTAAGGAATAACTTACCGGCTGTGTGTTGTTTATAAGTAATTAGTCCATAGTGATGTAGTAATATGATAAACTCCATTTGGAGGTTTTTCTAATGACAGAAACTATAATTCAATGGCTCAATAAGAATGAAGGATTAGCCACATGGATAGCAAGTATTCTTACGAGTGTCGGTCTAATATTAACTAGGACTTCTTTTCGGAATAAAATATTGGTAGAAGCAAGTTCGAATGGACGGCGAATTGATAACAGAAAATTTATAAAAGTAAATTACTTTATAAGCGTTACAAATGTAGGTGTTAAACCTGTGTTGCCGGTTGAAGTTGGATATATTGGTCGTAGGAAATTGCAGAAGGTATATATGCCGTTAATAAGTGACGATGTTGATGACATTATCGAGCCGTACAAAAAGATGGTGAGAGGATCGCAAGTTGCGCTCATTGAAGATATTCTAGAGTACTATGGGTTTGTTGAAGCGGACAACGATATAAAAGTTAGAGCATATGTGAAGATGAAGAACGGCAAAGTGTACACTAGCAAAAAAACAGTTGTTTTTAATCTGAACATATTATACAAAGATGGTGAAAAAGTTAGTGAGATGAACGCAAATAATACGATTACAGATGACGATTTATTTCCCAAAGAATAATGAAGTAGCTTATTTTTATGGTTTATATAGGCAGTTCATGAATAATCTAACATGATGTATATTTTTTCATTAATCACTGAGTTTGATAATATATAACGGAATTAAGACGTCAGTCAGTAGATTGTTCCCTTTTTATTTTTAACATTATCACAATGAGTAAACCGCGTATATGGTTCATGAGTGCCGCATGCAAGGTGCAGGCAGTCCAAGTTATTCTGATAGAGTACCAAAGTTTAAATAAAGCATGTGTGGCGGAATAGGTAGACGCTTCAGCCGATAAGAGTTCAGGCATATCGGGTAAGACCTGAATATGTCAGGTGCAAATCCTGACCACATGCATCACATAGCAAAAAATAAATTAAAGGATAATCTTCCTTGTATTTGTTTTAAACGACACTGCCGGTTGCTATGTCTGGCGTACATATCAATAAAGAGTATATGAATATACTTTCACTTTTTGTTTTCGTGCCGTGGCTCCAGATATGTGAGCGCACGGTTTTTTCAACTTCAGGATATTTTTACGAAATCAATATGTTAGAATTTACTCTACTAGGAGATTTATGTATGGATATTTTATTAGAATTTGTTGATAGTTTATATGATTTGGTGATATCTATTTTCAATTGGATGGATAAACATTCAACTATCGCAGATTGGCTCAGCAGTATAGCTACAGCTATAGCAACGGTTACAGCATTGTATTTATCAAAAAAAGAACCCCAAAAAATCCATTTTAATTTGGCGGAGGGGAGAGTATTTAATTCTGATTTTGACTACAGTAGAGTAAGTATTCAAAATTTTAAAAGTAAGTTCAGGGATAAAACAGTAACTCTCCATTGGTTGAATGTCGCAATGCTTAATGCAGATATGTTTGATGTCGTTGTGGTTGAAAGCGGAATAATTGTTAAGGGGAGTTTTAAAAAACAAATACTCAATAAAGATAGTGTTTTTACTGTCAGAGCGAATAGCCGTGAATTTATTAATTTCGGAAATATGTCCGGTAGTGGCTTAGGACACCTTGTATCTTTAAGCAGTTACAGTCTCAACCCTTTTATTACGGGCAGAAGTGTTACTTTTAAGGTATATGTAAAAGATTCAGTGGGGAGAATTTATAAATCAAAATATTATCACCTTGATATGTTTTAAAAGCGCTATAAGCGCTTTTTATTTTGCACTGAAAAGGAGCGACGACATGCACAAGAACTTAATGGGTAAGTTGATTAAGAGTAACAATGTCAATCGTGGGGAATACACGTACATTTATTTTGCTAATGGATTAGTTGATATAGTTACTAACGGTGGTAAGCAATATTCACGCAACACGGCGTTTGATGGTCGATTCGATGAGAATGCATAGGTGTGCAGAGATTGGTTGCCGTGAGCTGATTAAACCAGGTTGGACATATTGCCAGCCACATTATGAAGCATGCATGAAGAAGTATGTACATGCTAAGCAGGCAAATGCAGACCGCAATGCTCAGACATTACGTGGACAGTATGAACTAGCACAGGCAATCAAAGAGTATGACAGTACAAGGCGCCAAGAGCTTCATGATGGCTTCTACAATACCAAGCAGTGGAAGAAGATAAGCGCATACATTAAGAGCCGTGATGGTTATGCTGACGCTATTAACGGTAGGTTATGGGATGACGGTGAGTTGATAGTGGACCATATCATACCAAGACGACTACTGACTAAGGATAAGCAGTTAGACACAAGTAACTTAAGGTTACTGACTAGAGCACAACACAATCATAAGACGTCAGTTGAGAAGAAGTTGAGTGAGAATGTGTTGAAGCATGCAAGTCGTGAGTGGTGGCGTAACGTATTGCGTGAGAAGCTGTTCTACATTTATTGATTGACTATTTAAACAAGTGGATATATCATTTGTGTAATATACTATGTGTATAAACTAAGGGGGTGCGATCATGGCTTTAGAAGACAGGATTGATGGCGCAAAGGATCAAGTAGCAGGTAAGTCCCATGATGCCTTTGGAGAGGGTAAGTATGCTGCAGAAGATGTAGTTGAAGACATCAAGGAAAAGTTTGATAAAGTAATTTTTTAATACTTACAAATACGTACTCGCTGTATTTGGAAGTATTCTTTTGTTCCTTTAGCTCAGTTGGTTAGAGCAGACGGCTCATAACCGTCCGGTCACTGGTTCGAGACCAGTAGGGAACATCGCATGGATTGATAGATGTTAGGTATATTTCATTTCTAAATGTGCCACACCACCTACACAGATGTCTATCAATCTTTGCTTTTATAAGCCGATATGGCGGAACTGGCATACGCAGCGGACTTAAAATCCGTCCCTTAACTGGTTGTGGGTTCGAATCCCACTATCGGCATATTCACATCAGGTAGCAATCAGTTAGATTGTTACCTTTTTATTTTATTTTGACTAATTTTACGAAGAAAAGCGCGTATATGGTTCATAACTGCCGCATGCAAGGTGCGGGTGATCCAAGTTATTCTGATAGAGTACCAAAGTTGAAATAAAGCATGTGTGGTGGAATAGGTAGACGCGAGATGATGAAGCAGTGTATAGGGCTGTTAACCAAAAGGTTGCCTCTGTTCAATACGACACTAACGTAGCGCGCGTAGTCGAGTGCGTGGCATGGCAATTTGAATATGTCAGGTGCAAATCCTGACCACATACATAATTTAACTAACTAATGGTTTTTGATATAATCTATTTTCAAGGAGATAGGTCATGAAGAAATTTTGGGAGTTTGTTAAATGGATGCTTATAGTCCTTCTCGCAGTTAGTGCTTTCTTAGTGCCATTTTTAATACAGCTACACTGGAGTTATCCATATAAATTAGCATTAGAAGTAACACCTGGCAACCATAGTAGTTGGCTGGGCTTTTGGGGAGGGTATCTAGGCGTGTTGCCATCCGGTGTAATTGCAGCAGCGGTGGCTGGATATCAGATTAAAGATGCTAATAAGCAAAGTAATCAATCTAGGCAACAAGAATTAATCATCATGAGAAATTCAAAATTGATTGACTACTGCTATGAAATGAAGGGTGCTGTTTCTAAATCAATTGTAGTATTAGATAGTAAAATACAATTAGAACCTCGAATAAATATAGAAGATCAATGTCTTGCAAGATATAGGTATGAATATTTTGTGTCTGAAGATATTGCTAACATTTTTGAGGATACTAACTATAATTGCTTAAGAAAATCAAATAACGATATATACTTTATCACTAATGTGCTATCTAATTTAATGAAAAAGGAAATGCTTGATGAACAGAATGAGTATACAAAAAATCTTGCATTATTAGAAAGATTTTTATATTCATATTGTAAATATATTTCTGGTAATTTATTAAATCTAGAAGAGATCGAAAAATATCCAGATATCAAAAAAATGAAGGCACAACTTGAAAATATATCTCACATGATTGACGAAACTATTGAAGAATTGAGCGCCTAGGGCGCTTTTTATTTTGCACTGAAAAGGAGTGATAAATATGAAGAAACATGAGTTTGAAAACGGAACCATTATTGAAGTGACCAATGATGGCATGTTTATTAAAGCAGATAACATTATAATAGATGGCGAAATTTCATCTACTACAACAACGAGTGGTGATATTTCGGCCGCAAAGATTAAGTTAAATTAATGACTAATCCTGATTGATTGTACAATTGGGTTTTTATTTTGCATTGAAAGGAGACGGGCATATGGACTTAAATGAGCGACAGAAACGATTTATTGAAGCGTATATTAGTAATGGTGGGAACGCGGCTAAGGCGGCTCGTGAGGCTGGTTATAGTGAGAAATATGTAAATACTAATGCCAGAAAATTACTACAAAATACTACAATTGCTGATGCCATTAAAGAGCGACAAGCCGAACTCCGAGAACAGCGACGAATGTCAACTGACAACGTGATTGAATTCTTTGAAAAGGTTGTTCAGGGTGAAATAGGTGAGCAGGAAGTGACGCCGTCTGGAAAAGTTATTGAGGTGCCAACAAAGGTTAACAACCGGATTAAGGCTGCTGAAAACTTGGGTAAGGTACTTGGTATCTTCCAGGCCGAAAGCGTCGTAGAAGTGAAGCCAATCGTTGTGATGGGTGATTATATGGAGGATGAAGATGAGTAAGCATGAACAGTTGACGTTGGAGTTTCCAAAGCCGGCGCGAGTGTTCAACAAACAAGTCTTTGAGTATCTGTACGATTACGACTCACGAGTTGATTTGTGGTACGGCGGCGCGTCATCTGGTAAGTCTGCAGGTGTGGTACAAAAAGTCATTTTAAAAGCGTTGGGTGATTGGAAAATTCCCCGGCGCTTTTTAATTTTGCGAAAAGTTGGTGCAACAGTTAAGGACTCAATCTTTGAAGACTTTATTTCACGGCTAACTGAATGGGGATTGATGCCATACGCCAAGGTTCGTAATACTGATTATCGAATTAAGTTGTCGAATGGTGCTGAGTTTATTTTCAAGGGTCTTGATAACCCAGAAAAAATTAAGTCAGTAAAGGGTATCAGCGACGTCATGATGGAAGAAGCCACTGAGTTCACGTTGGATGATTTTAATCAGCTTGATTTGCGTTTGCGTGAACGTAAGCACCCGCAGAAACAAATATTCATTATGTTTAATCCGGTATCTAAAGCCAATTGGGTGTACAAGCAATTTTTCGATCGAACGGATCCAGACACGAAAATTCATTTGTCGACGTACAGGGACAATAAGTTCTTGGACGACGCCAATCGTAGGCGTATTGAACAGCTGAGCGAAACTAACGGCGCATACTACAAGATTTACGCGCTGGGCGAGTTTGCGACACTGGATAAGCTGATATTCCCTAAGTATGAGAAACGACTTCTACGGGCCGACAGTGACGAATTAAAGGGTGTCCCGTCATACTTCGGATTGGACTTTGGATATACCAATGACCCAACGGCATTTGTGCATATCAAGCTAGATGTTGAAAATAAGGTGCTGTATATCCTAGAAGCAACTGGTAAAACCGGAATGCTAAATGGTGAGATAGCGCAGATGATTAAGAATTTAGGACACAGTAAAGAAGTAATTATTGCTGATGCAGCCGAACCAAAATCAATTGCAGAGATACGCAAGGCTGGTATTGAACGGATAACAAAGGCACGCAAAGGGCCTGACAGTATTAGACACGGTATTGAATACTTACAGCAATTCAAAATCGTCGTTGATGAGCGATTGTTCCAGGTAATTGAGGAGCTAGACAACTATACGTGGCTGAAAGACAAGAAGACAGGCGAGTACATTAATAAGCCCGTTGATAGTTTTAACCACTTTTTGGACGCAGTTCGTTACGCAGCCGACAAGCAGTCGCTTAAGAGTGCTGATTCATTTGAACAAAAGCTGAGAAAGGCACGCACGTACTTTGGATAGGAGCAGTTATGAGTATTGATTTTTTGAGAAAAGGCCGATTTAACCCTAATGCGAATGACGTATTTTTTATGAATGCTGATGATTACGCAATTATGGACCCGACGGCCGAAGGATTTATTAATCAGTTAGATCGTTTCATTAACCGGCATAAGTCGTCGCAGGTGAACCGGTTAAAAGCTTTGAAGCGTTACTATCTTGCTGACAATGATATTCGTTATAAGGAGCCCAAGTCGGATAAGACAGCAGCAGACAATCGTATTGCCAGTGATTTTGCACGATACATTACGATCTTTGAGCAGAGTTATATGCTGGGGAAGCCGGTGGTCTATAAGAATGCAGCAGATACGACGTTGCAAGAAGAGATTGATGATTTTTCAAAACAGAACAATGAGAGTTACCACAATGTGCTAATTAAGACCGACTTGTCAATTTACGGCCGTGCCTATGAGTTGCTATACGTTGACGGTGATGAGAATAACGTTCAAGTAAGGCTTGCCCGATTAAACCCGGAGCAAGTCTTTGTCGTATATGACGATACGGTGCAACGTAATTCGTTGTTTGCGGTTCGTTATTACCGCGTTCGATACGAAGAAGGCAAGTTCCGTGATTTTGTTGAAGTGTACACGAACGATAAGGTGTATTACTACCGCAATGACAATCAAGAAGCTGGGGGCATGAAGTTTGTTGAAGAAACAACTCACGAGTTCAACGGTGTGCCGGTTACTGAATATGCCAGCAACGAGGACAGGACAGGTGCTTATGAAGCTGTTCTGGATACAATCGACGCTTACGATTTGGCCCAATCAGAGTTGGCAAATACTCAGGAAGATTTCAACAATGCATTGTTGATGATTAAGGGTAATCCATTCACCGGTAGTGACGATAACCCGGTAACCGTTGACGACAGCGGTACTGAACGACCAAACCCAAATTTCATTGGTAATGTTGTTGCTCAAATGAAGCAGGCACGCTTGTTGATTATGGACGACAATCCTGACGAAAACGGTGCTGAACCTGATGCCGAGTATCTGACAAAGACTTACGACTCAGCCGGTACTAAGGCGTACATTGACCGATTGGTTGGTGATATTCTGCGGTTTACGTTTACGCCAGATACCAGTGACCAGAACTTTTCGGGTGTTCAGTCTGGTGAAGCTATGAAGTATAAGCTGATGGCTGCCGACAATCGTCGTGTGACACAAGAACGTTTGTTTGAACGTGGACTTATGAGACGTTTGCGCTTAGCGGTAAATGTTTGGCGTATCAAGGGTAATTCAAGCGTTAATTATGATGCCATCAATGACACGGAAATCTTGTTCACGCCAAACATTCCACAGAACGTGAATGAATTGATTGCTAACGTTAAGAGCTTGTATGGCATTGTCAGTGATGAAACGTTACTTGAACTGCTGAAGCAATTCACTGGTGTTGATGCAGACGAAGAACTGAAGCGATTGGAGAAGCAAAAGGCTGACAATCAGTTGATGTTCAACGGTCAAACCAATGATTATCCAAATCCTGATCAAGAAGGTGTAATCGAAGATGGTGACGAGTAAAGATTACTGGACAAAACGCATGGACGGCATATTCGATAAGCTGGATAAGAAGGAAGTCAAAATCAATGATGAGTTGATGAAGTATTATCAGGATGCGCTGACCGATATTAACGATAAAATCTACAAGTTCTATGACCGATACGGCAAAGATAACGGGTTCGATTATGAAGAAGCCATTAAACAGGTCAGGGACACCGATTTAAGCGACTATGTGAAGCGTGCGAATAATTACCGTAAAGGTCTGCAAAACGACGCAGAAGCGCTTAAGAGGCTTAATGCGCAATATGTTACGGCGAAGATTAACCGTCTTGAATTGTTGAAGCTTGAACTTGAATTCTCAATGATACAAGCGACGAATGACCAGGAAGGTACGTTGACTGATTATCTTTCTAATCAGAGTAAGTATGTTTATGGGGCGGCGGTCGCTGGACAAGCTGTTTCAACATTGAATAATCGTGAAATCAAAGAGATATTGTCTAGCCAATGGAGTGGTGCTAATTACTCAACGCGTATATGGCGTAATGCTGATGTGATGGTCAATGCGTTGAAGGATGCGCTGGTTAAAGCAGCTATTCGTGGTGATAACCCACGTGTTACTGCACGTGAATTATCAAAGAAGCTTGGGTCAGGACGTTATGTGACAGAGCGTTTGGTGCGAACTGAATCAACTTACGTTGCTAATCAAGCAATTTCACGTCGCTATAATGAGTCAGGATTTAAACAATACGAATTCGTAGCGGTGATGGATGATCGGACGTCTAATGTTTGCCGTGGATTGAACGGGACTGTACATAAATTGTCGGATTTTATATCTGGTGACAATGCACCGGCTATGCATCCAAACTGCCGTAGCCGTATTGTGCCAAGTGATGATGACTTGGCAATGTTTGATAAGTATTTGGACAAGACGTCTGACGAGTAATTTCGTTAGGCGTTTTTGTTTTGTCTGACTTTCCCAGCGCAGTCGTTAAAGAACGTTGTTTCGTCGCCGGACGTAAAACGAGTATAGCCGGCGGGCGTAAAACGTTAAGGAGTTGTAATGGCGGAAGTAGTTGAGGACCAAGAGCAAGTGACGGACGCGGCGGACAATGACGCTACACCTGAAACTGGCAACAGTGAGAAGACGTTCACACGAAGCGAACTATCTAAGATGATGGCAGCTGAAAAGGCTAAGTGGGAGAACGAGAAGCAAGCTGAAGTTGAAAATGCCAGGAATGAGGCAGAACGCTTAGCTAAGTTGAGTAAGGATGAGCGTTCTGCTGAGATGGCAAAGAAGCGAGAAAACGAATTGGCAGAGCGTGAACGCAAGGTGCAACGTTCGGAATTGTTGATTGAAACGCGCGATCAATTAAATAATTCGGGATTGCCAGTTGAATTTGCTGAAATGGTTATGGCTGATGATGCTGAACAAATTCAAAACAACATCAAGGTGACCAAGACGGCCTTTGATGAAGCAGTTGAACATGAAGTGAACAAGCGATTGCTACAAAAGACGCCTAAGAATGGTGGTGCTGGTGGCACTTCAATGACTAAGGCCGATATTTTCGCAATCAAGGACACGAAGGAACGTCAACAAGCGATTGCAGAACACATTGACCTATTTGGTCGTAACTAAGATTGGAGAATTAAAACATGGCAGAAAATAACTTGAATGTAGCAGCAGACTTGGGAGAAATTAAGTCAATTGATTTCTTGAACCGATTTGGAACGTCAATTAATGACTTGTTGACATTGTTAGGCGTTACCCGCATGGAGCCAATGACGTCGGACATGCAAATTAAGCTTTACAAGTGGGACACAGACGTTGATACGGCTGCAACAGTTGGCGAAGGTGAGACGATTCCATTGTCAAAGGTCACTCGTAAGTTGGCCCGTACGGTGCAAGTTGGATGGATCAAGAAGCGTCGCGCGGTTTCAGAAGAAGCAATCGCACGTCATGGTGCGGACATCGCTATTGACCAAGCCGACACGAAGCTGATGCGTGAAATTCAATCAGGCATCAAGACTGATTTCGTAACGGCGTTGGGTGAAACAACGAACACGTTGACGGCAGGTGATTTGCAAGTCGCTTTGTCAAAGTCTTGGGGGAAGTTGCAAACTATTCCAGAATTTGAAGGTGCTCCATTGGTTTCATTCGTTAACCCAATGGACGTTGCAAACTTCTTGGCAGGTAAGCCGATTCAAGCTGACGCATCAAACGCTTACGGTATGACGTTGTTGCAAAACTTTATCGGAGCTGACAAGGTAATTTCATTGGGTTCAATTCCAGAAGGAAAGGTATTCACGACGGCCGTTGATAACATTGTTTTGGCTTACTTGGACATGCAAAAGTCTGATTTGAGCCAATACTTCGTTGATTACACTGACGAAACTGGTTTGTTGGCTGTTGTATCAAGCAAGAACACATCAAACTTGACGCTTGAAGCAACATTTACTGGTGCTATGAAGTTGTTCGTTGAAATTCCTGATGGTGTGGTTGCTGCAACGTTGAATGTGGGGACAACAGATACAACTAACGACCAATCATTGTAAAGGGGTGGTTTTAGATGAAGCAAATTAAGTTAGTACAAGCGTTTAACGATTTGGAAACTGGATTGCATTACAACGCTGGTGATATGTACCCACGATACTTGGAGCCAACGCCTGAACGTGTTGCTTTTTTGCGTGAACACGGAGTATTTGAGGAAGTTGACGACGGTACTGAAAAAACTTTTGAAAAGCCGACTGATAAGAATACAGTTGATGAAATCAAGGGTTATTTGGATCAAGTAGGAATTGATTACGACAAGGCGGCTAAGAAGGCTGATTTGTTGGCTTTGATTACCGATTAGGAGGTGTCACGTGGCTGAAGATACTTTGAGTAAGGTTAAGTTATTGCTTGGTATCAAGGACAAGCTACAAGATGAGTTGCTGACGTTGCTTGTTTCGGACAGCCAGGAACGTCTTGTTAGTTATATCAACCAAGACAGTGACACTGATATTAAATTTCCAACTGGTATTGATTGGGTACTGCGAGAAATCACAGTACGCCGATACAACCGCATTGGGGATGAGGGTAAGACGTCATCTAACGAAAGTGATGTATCCGTGTCATGGCGTGATGATGATATTGCAGACTACGCAATGTACTTGAATAAGTACCGCAAAAAGCGTGGTGGTCGGGGCATTGCGAGGTTCTATTGATGAGATATGAAAACCGAGTGAAGTTGACAGTCAGGACGCCTTCAAGTGACCCTGACAATGAATACGAAGAAGAAACAACCGATTGGATTGAAGCGCATGTTACTGGTGTTTCGTCACAGGTGAACATCAATGTGTTTGGTTCTTACAAATCAGATGCAGCGGCTATCCATTTAAAATGTCATTATTCTGGCGTACAGAACGTTTTAATCAATGGGGTTGCTAGGAAGCCACAGGCGGTTATTAACGCGCGACAAAACACTGTGCTAGTTGTACAGGGGGTGTAACCATGGGACGCAATGGTGTAACGATTAACTTTAGTGGTCTTGATGATTTAGTTAAGGGGTTCAGTCGTCAACCGGCAGTTATTAAGAATGAGGCGACACGTATTATCAATACGGTAGCCGGAAAAGTCGAAAAGACTGCCTATCAGAATTCGCCGAAAGATACGGGTTATCTCTCACAACACATTATGGCTGAACCGAAGGGTGCACTTAATGCGCAAGTTATCGCAACCGCAAACTATTCAATTTACCTAGAAATGGGAACACGTAAATCTCCGGCGCAACCTTACATGGGACCTGCCGTTAAAGCACATGAAAAAGATTTGTACACCATGCTATCAAACTTGTTAAAGGAGGGGATACGTTGACTTATTCACCTTTTGTTGGCCTATTGAAGGATTTGGAAAAGCGAGTAACTGACCAGGTTAACCTGCCAGTGTACCGTGTATTACCAGACCCAGAACAACCAGAACCGTTTGTTGTTTTAAGTGATCATACTGACAACGACTTGGCATTGAAAACAGGGTTAGCGGCTAGTGATACGTCACTATCGGTTCACGTTTTCTATCCTGCGAATAGTCGTATCAAGTTTGAAGATGCGTTGTACAAGTTGCGTGGCGTTATAGCACAGTCAAACCGTGTAATTAACGTCAGCACCAGTCAGACGGTGTTTGATAATTCAATCGGACGTGATGTTTATCATGCTGTAATCAGCGTGAGAGCAATTATTTAGGAGGAAATATGGCAGATAAGTTTATTGATAACGGTGTGGAGCAAACGAAGGGTAACCCAATCCTTGCCAAGATGATTTGGTACTTTTTGCAAGCTACTAACGCACCAGTAGGAAGCAAGGCAGTGTTGCCTGCAGCACAAACTAGCGGAACGTTGACAATTGGTGGTGACTCAATCGACGAGCAAACGAAGTTCGGTCGTGTTGTTTTGCCATCAACTAACGAAGACTCAATTGATTTGGAGTCATACGTTGTGCCGGGTGATAAGGCAATCGATATTATTAAGAATGCAAAGCACGACGGTAAGCAAGTTAAGGTTTGGCGTGTGGTTGTTGATGATCGTGTTGCCGAGAGTGAAACAGATGCCGACGGTAAGGCGCACAAGGTATTCCCGGCTGATTTCGGTTACGGAGTTGTTGATGAGTTGGAGTTGGACGACGGAGATGACATGGTTTCAGCATCATACACGTTGAATATCTTGGATAAGTTGAAGACTGGTACATTCCCACTTACTGACGAGCAAATCGCAGCGTTGAAGGACATGTACGAGTTCGAGCGCCCAGGAGAGACGACTGGTGACTTCGGACCAGAGACGGACGGTACAACAGACGTACCGGCACTTTAATTTTTTAGGGTTCTCATTGATTTGGGAGCCTTTTTATTATGTCCGAAAGGGCGCCAAAAATATTCTAATTACGAGGTAAAACAACATGGCTATTGAATTGGACATTAAGGGTAAGCAAGTAACGGGAAAGTTTAACTTTGGGGCATTTTACAAGGCAAACAAGTTGCTATCAAACGAACAAAACAATGACGGAGCGGTGAATCTGTTTTATGGAATTGTGACTGGTGACTTAATGATGTTGCCATCTGCAATTACAATCTTGGCACCAACGAATGCGAAGTTGACTGACGAACAGTTGGGTGACGCCGTTGACGCACTGACCGCTGCACACGGGGGTGATCTTGACGCTGTGTTTGATGCGATTAAGGAGGAGTTGCAAGACTCAGGTTTTTTCGTGAAGGCGGTCAAGAACCAAATCAAGTCAATGGAAATGATTCAGGAAGCATTGATGGCGAAGGAGGATACAACGGAAGTCCAAAAGAAGGCGTTCGAAGAAATGTTGAGCACATTGCAAGAAAACGTCTAATTGTTGAAGCTTCACGCCAAGGTATTACTGATATTCCTTACATTTTTTCGTTATATAAATGGGAGCTTGAGGCGCTTTTTGAAGGTATTGCAATGGCAAAGATTGATAGGCAAGAAGAACAAGCGGTACAGCTATTCAATCAGCGCTACGTTGATAATGCGAAGAAGCCCAAGATGAAGAAAATATTCGACCGTGCAAAGTTAGAACGCAACGTTAAGAATATTTTTGAGCCGGGCCAGGACAAGCGAAAGTCTGAGCGTAGACGATTGTATGATCGGGTGCGTAAAGCATTTTCATAACGAAGGGAGGAATTGAATGTATAACGGTGGAGAAGTTATTGCACACATTGGTGCTGATATTAGCGAATACACCAATGCCATGAAGCAGATTGGCAAGGATACGACAGCCAATCTAGGAGGTGCACAAAAAGTTGCCTCAACCGTTGGTAAAACAATGATTGGTGTGGGTGCTGCGACAACTGTGATGGGAGTTAAATCACTGAAAGGTTTTGGTGAATTTAATCAAAGCTTGAACTCTGCCGCAGTTATCGCGGGTGGTACGTCAAAAGATATTGATGGATTGGCCGACGTTGCGAACCGAATGGGTGCTGAATTGCCACTGAGTGCGCAAGACTCTGCTGATGCCATGGTCGCTATGGCACGAGATGGTGCGTCAATCAGCGACATTAAGAAAGAGTTCCCATCAATCGCACAAGCTGCGACTGCTGCAGGTTCTGATTTGCAACAGACAGCCGGTGTTGTACAAAACGCCATGAATATTTGGGGTAAGTCGATTGGGTCACCACAGCAAGCGGCTGCAACGTTGGTGACAACAGCCAATTTGTCTAATGCTTCAGTTGAAGATATGCAACACGCTTTGGCAACAATTGGAGCAACAGCTAATTTGGCTGGTATGTCTATGCAAGATACGTCTAGTGCAATTGGTTTGCTGACAAATCAGGGGTTCAGTGCGGCTGATGCTTCACAAGATTTGAACCACGCTATTTTGCAGATGATGGCTCCGTCTGATAAGGCAAGCGGATTGATGAAAGATTTAGGGTTGAGTTTCAAGGATTCCCACGGAAACATGAAACCGTTCAAGCAGATTGCCCTTGAAGTTGCAAAGGCCACTGATGGAATGGGAAAGGCTGATAAGGCTGCGGCGCTTAAGACTATTTTCCACTCAGCCGGTATGAAGGCTATGGTGCCTATCATGAAGGCCGTGGAAGATAAAACTGGCGACACCAAGACAAGTTGGGATGCGTTCACCGGTGCTGTTAACAAGTCGACGAGTTCTCAAAAAGTCGCCTCGAAGGTTTTGGAAGAGCAAGCCAACGAAATGCAAAAGAACGTTGGAGCCAAGATTGAACAAGTTGGTGGTAATTGGGAGTCGCTATCGAATAAGGCAATGGCATCCAAGAGTGGTGTCTCAAGTACCTTGCTAGACTGGACAAACAACACGTTGAATTGGGCACAATCAAGTGATTCGGGTTTTGCTAAGGTGACACGTGACTTTATCGGTCTTGCACCTGTAATCGGGCCAGCGACAACTGCAGTTGGTGGTTTCTTGGCAAGCGCTGGGAAGATTACTGGCACAGTGTCGGCCGCTGGTAAGGGGCTGTGGAATGCTGGAAAAGCAACTAGTGAATTCTTAGGGAAGGTTTCTGATGCAGGTGGTTTCGTAAGCTGGATTAAGAACACAAAGTTGTTCACGTTGGCTAACAAAGCAAATACTACTGCCACAGTTGCAGAAACAACAGCACAAAAAGGACTCAATACTGCTGTGAAGGCAAATCCAATGGGAATCATTATAACTGCGATAGCTTTGGTTGTTGCGGCATTAGTGGCTTGGTTGACACAAACTAAAAGTGGACAGGCCGCTTGGAAAAACTTTACGTCGTGGCTGTCCGATACATGGTCGGGCATGGTAACGTTCTTCCAAGGTGTTTGGAACTCAATCACCACTCTCTTTAGTTCAGCAATGGATGGTATTAAGTCTGGTTGGCAGGCAACGGTAACGTTCTTCAGCAATTTGTGGAGTGGAATTGTAAACGTCTTCACGACGATTTGGAGCACTATCCAAATGGGCTGGCAAAACTTCACATCAATTGTGAGCGGTCTATGGCAATCTGCTGTGGGCGTGTTCAGCACAGTTTGGTCAGCAATTACAACGTTCATGCAACCGATTATCGACACAATCGTCGGACTTTGGAACAACTTCACAACTACGATTTCGGGTATCTGGAATGGGATCATCAAGATTGCGTCTGGTATCTGGGGATTGATTAAGGCAGCAGTCATGGGTCCTATTCTGTTGTTGCTTGATGCAATGACGGGTAATTGGAACCAAATGAAGGAAGACGCTGTAATGATTTGGAACAGCGTTGTTGATAGCGTCAAAAGCATTGTTAGTGGTTTGGCGCAAGCAATTTCAAGCTACGTCACTGGTATCTCAAACTTTGTTTCAACGATTTGGAATGCAATTGCCAGTGTTACGTCTGAGGTTTGGAATGCAGTCAAGGACGCTGTCGTTGGATTTGTTTCTGGTATTTGGCAAGATATTCAAAATATCTGGTCAGCTATCCCAGGATGGATTGATGGACTTTGGAATAACGTGAAGAACGGTGTATCTAGCGCATGGAATTCTATGTGGCAGGCTATTGTTAGTTTTGCTAAAGGTATCATCAATGATATTCAAAACATTTGGAACTCAATTCCAGATTGGATTTCTGGATTATGGAACAATGTAAAGGATGCCGTTGTAGGTGCATGGAACGGAATTTGGCAAGGAGCTGGCAACTTTGCGAATGGTGTTGTGAACGATATTAGTAAGGCGTGGAATGGATTAGCTAATTGGATTGGCGGTTTATGGAATGGCGTAAAGAATGCAATTTATGCAGCAATGAACATTAATTTGTACGATGCCGGTAGGGCAATCATGATCAGCTTCTGGAATGGGCTTGTTTCGCTTTGGAATAAGGTGCAGAAGTTCGTTGGTAACATTGCGCAATGGATACGTGACCACAAGGGGCCAATTAGTTATGACCGCAAGTTGCTTATTCCAGCTGGTAGAGCGATTATGACCGGATTTAACGACGCGTTGAACGATACGTTTGGGGATGTTAAAAAGTCCGTTTCTGGTTACGCAGACCAAGTTTCTGATGCATTTGGCAGTGTTGATTTGTCCAACGTACAGTCTCAATTACAGGGTGTACACCAAATGATGAAAGACCAGCTTAGTGCGAATGCTAACGTCACTGCTAGCACACAACTTGCTGGAGCTAACGGTGTGACCTTCGGTGCTGAACTTGATGATGATGTCTTGAATGCACCTAGTGCAGTAGTTGAAATTGAAGTCCATCAAGAGTGGGACGGTAACAAGGTGCGTACATACTTGGCTAATAAGGACGCACGTAACGAAGCAAAGGTTAAGTTGATCAATAAGCGTTAGGAGTGCTCAATGGATTTATTAATTAAAAAAGGCGATGTGCCACAACGTTTATCGGAACTTGGCGTGATTGTGACTGATATTTCGCGTGGAACACCTAGTCTAGACATTCAGACACAGAGCGTTGCTTTTAAAAACGGTAAAAAATTTCAAAATGCTACGCACAGCGAGAAGGCAATCACAGTGACTGGTTATTACTATGCGGCCGGCATTGAAGCTGACTTAAGAATGCAAGATAAGTTGAATGGTGTGTTCGGTAGTCTTGAACCGTACTTCATTGCAGAGATGATTGAGGAACGTCAGGATATGTATGGTTATGAACGGCCGGGCGAAAGTCAAAATCCGATTATGCAACAGTTGAGTAATGACGGCGTACAAGACCAAATGGTGACATACGTTGACTACAACCATTCTGCATACAAATACGGGTTTATCGTTTTGTTATCTGATGTAATTGACTACGAGACACAAGGAAAAGTAGGCGATAGCATTCTAACGAAGGTTACGTTGAGTTTTGTTACAACAGGCGTACCGTACGGTATTACAGAGCCAGTTGATATTGATTTAACGGGTCAAACGTCTATTCCTTACGCTGGAACGACAGGTGTTTCGCAGTTTGATTGGCCGTTTTACTTCGAGTTAACAGCGAGTGAAGCCCAGGGTTATACGTTTGATTTCACGGTTGGTAAGCAAAAGTTCACCTATACCGCTAAGGGAAAAGTGACGATTAAGAAGGGGGATGTGTTCTTATTGAACGGTATCTCCTTCAAACTTAATCAAGCGAATATTAACGATCAAACAAATATCCAGGAATTTGAGTTGCTACCATCCGACACGTTGCAAGTGCCATTTAAAACAACGTTTAAGGGTGACGTTATTATCAAGAACAAAGTTGATTTTTATATCTAAGGAGGTTTTATGCTTAAGTTTAGAGACCCACAGTCGAATATTCAGTTAGCTGAAGCTGAGTTGACGTATAAAGAAGCGGTTAATGGTGAAAAGTCTCTGACTGGAACTATCTACAGCAACGACGACGTGCTGCATCAAATGGAACGTGGCTGGTCAGTAATGTTCAATGGTGATTGGTACTATATCACTTACGTTGCACCAACTGACGGTGGTAACTCAATTACGGTTGAGTTTGACGCAGTGCATGAGTTCTTTTTCAAGATGAGTAAGTCGGTTGCTTACGGCACTCTCAAAGATGGTTCACACACGGCTAAAGAATACTTAGATTTTGTATTCAATGGTTCAGGGTATTCATACACGTTGTTGTCACAAGTTGATGCTTGGGAGAAACAAAGCTTCGGTGATAAGAACAGGCTGGCGCTGTTTAATGACTTGATAAGCGACATGGAAATGGAGTTTTCAATTGCTGATTCTGGTCGCATTATGATTACGTCAGAAATAGGGCAGGATTTATCAACAATCGTGCGAAAAGGGTTCAATTTGCAAGAGTTGAATTTGGAGTACAATGTTTCTGATTTCGTCACCTATGCCAAAGGGTTTGGTGCTTTTATTGATAAAGATGATGAGAGTAAGGGGCGTTATGAAGCCGAGTATACAAGCCCGCTTGCGTCGGTTTATGGCAAACTTGAAGCTGATCCAATTACTGACGAACGTTATACCAAGGCGGCATCATTGCAGGCTGCACTCAAAAAAGCAGTAGATAGTTCCTACTCAATTTCGGTTGGTATTTCGTTAGAAGAGTTGCAGAATGCCGGATACGATTACGAATCACCGGTACCAGGTGATTATATTCTGGCAGTTGATGAGCAATTAGATTTCAACCAGCGTATTCGTATTATCAGCGTTGAAGAACAGTACAACATCTATGGTGAACGTATTAGTTCAAGCGTGGAAGCTGGGTCTCTTAGTGCAACAAAACAAAAGTTAGATGGTTCTGAGTCGAATTCAGTTGTTTTAGCGTTAAGTCACGCTACAGAACAGGCCGATAACGCGGTCAAGACTGCCAATGGTAAGAACACGAGTTACTCTGGTCCAAACCAGCCACAGAACCCACGAGAAGGGGATATGTGGTGGTATGACAATGGATCGGGTACATCATTCATGAAGCAGTATACCAATGGTGAGTGGGTGACATTGATCGATAGTAACACGAAGGAGAATATCGAAAAAGCTGTTGATAGTGCGATTGAGACCTCTAATACTTACACCGATGAACTTAACGAAAAGCAGGCTAAGTTAACTAGTGATCTGAACGATAAAGTCACCAACGGAGAAGCAGTATTAAAGCAAGAAATTGCCGATAGAGAGACCGGAGACAGTGTTATACTGCAAGCTGGTAAGGACTTTACAACAAGTCAAATCACCAGTTATGACACAGGAATGCAAAGCCGACTTTCACAAGTTAGCGATGGAATAATGGCACAAGTTTCGGCAACTAACTTGATTGTTGACTCTTCATTTGTAAACGCACTTGTCAATTGGACGGTATCGGGCGACGTTGCTTGGAAGATTGATACAGGAAATATGCACGAAGGTGTGCGAGTTGCGAAGTTTGATAACGGCGACACTGTGTTCGATAGGAAAACAGCCACTTTAACAAGTATTCCAATTTACACGATGAATCTAGGTGGCACACAGTTCTACGCTAGTTTTGATTTGCACGCAAAGTCTTTTGGAACAAGCGCTTATTTCAAGGCTGAAATTGTCCAAAAAAATAGTTCTGGAACAACGACAAAAACAAGTGCCATTGGTGGATCGTTTGACACGGCCATGTCTGATTGGACCAACTATACTGCTAACATCACTCTTGACCCAGCGACAACACAGCTTTATTGGCAATTTACACAATACGGTGGCGGAGTGATTTATGTATCAAGGCCTTATCTTGGTTCGGTACAATTACAAAAAAATGCGTATATTGCTGGTGCAAGCACTGACAATTCTTCAACGCTTAAATTATTCAACAATTTTTTCGCATTCGGTATTCAAGCCAATACCGGTGCTTTGATTGCAGGTATTAACGGAGATTCATCTGGATTAAACATCGTAGGTGAGAAAATCACGATTACTGGTGATACCACCTTTATTGGTAAGAACTTCATGGACGGTGCACTGATTAAGAACGCCTCAATTGGGGAAGCACAAATTGCAGACGTTTCAATCACCAACGCTAAAATTGCCAGCCTTGATGTGAACAAGATCTCTGGTAACGTGTCGAACTTTATTCAATCCAATTGGAACGGTAAGTATGGTTCTACCACGATCGACGCAAACGGAATGAAGGTTGATACAAATGGGGTTAACACACAGTTTGGCAGTTCCGGAATGAAGCTAACAATGGCCGGCGAGTCCGTTGGCGGTATTGGAGTTCAAGGTTTGACAGGAAAGCCTAATACTTACCAAGGTTTGACGTTCTGGCTTGATGGGAACGCTGAGTATATGGCTTGGGGAGCACGTAATAGCGGAGATACATCGATGAATCCAGTTATACAGATGTCTTGGTATCGAAGTAATTCTGCGCCAACGGGAGCATATGCCGGTTTTAACTTTGACGATGATGTCATTTTCAATCAAGGGATTAACGTACCTGGAGTTGCAAAAGAAAAACTTGGCTTTACTACTAAAACGTTTAACGGTTTCAATTATCCATACTTTGGAGATAGTCGATTGCAGGCTGGATTAGCGTACGGGTCCGGTTATACATACCTAATATCGGGGACAACGTATTACAATCTGACTCGTGTTATAAAGGCACTTGATAATTTAGGCGCTGTTAAAATACCATCAGCCATCAACTCAGACGGAACCGTTAAAACTTGGTTCAACGTTACTTTATAAGATAGGAGAATAAATATGGAACAATCGCAACAACAAACTTTGCAAAATCTTGGGTTTGAGATTGCTAATAAGGCAATTGAAAATGCACAACTACGGGCGCAACTAAGCACTTTGCAGGGTGAAAATGAACAATTGAAGTCACGAATTGACGAATTAAGTAAGGAAGGCGTAAACAATGACTAATATCAACAAGACAACACAATTCAACGAACAACTTTCAATTAAGGCAGAAGACGGCGGAACGGTTAACTACGCAACGTTGAACGGTTCAATCGACCAATACGGCGTGCCGTCAATGAGTTATTACATTTCAGATGGTGTTATTTATCGCGAACACTTGTCTGATTTCCGAACATCTTGGTCGGATTTCCAAGACACTGTGTTTGCAGAAGCCGATAAGGTTGTTGCCAGCTTGGAAAAGTAGTGGGGTAGGGTTATGAACTTTTTTCCACATGACATCGCAGGTTGGTTAACAGTTGTCGGCTCGTTATCTGGTGCGATGTGGTTTGTCATTCAAAACACGTTCGTTAAGTCTATGAATAACTTGAATAAGGCGATTACTGGCTTACAAGAAACTTTACAAATTTATGATCGTCGGATTGATGACCATGAGACACGAATTCGGTTGCTAGAAGATTGGAGAGAACATCACGATGACAACGAATAA